GTCGGGATGCCCGGCTTCGAGCCGCCGGAGACTGCCGACCCGACGATCACCGTCAAGTTCCTCGACGTCGCCACCCAGGAGGAGTTCTGGCGCGACGTCCTGCAGAGCGCCCCGGTCATCCACCGCAAGGGCGACGCCGTGGTGGTCTACTGGCCGCCCCGCCCGATGGACGACGTCGCCGCGCTCAAGTTCCAGGAGCGCTGATGCAGCCCCGCTACCCGATCTACATTCCGTCGAAAGGCCGGCACGACATCGAGCCGTCCTGGTCGACCGTCCATGCGCTCTCCAAGGATGGCGTGCCGTTCCATCTCGTGGTCGAACCCCAGGAGGAGGACGCCTACCGGGCAGCGTTCCCTACCGCCGACCTTCTCGTCATGCCCGAGGAGACACACGCCCGGTCAGCGGTCCCCGCACGCAACTTCTCCCGCGACCACTCGGTAGCAGCGGGAGCGAAACGCCACTGGACGCTCGACGACAACATGGGCCGCTTCACCCGCCTCTACAAAGGCAAGCGGGTCCCCTGCCACGCCGGAACCGCGCTCCGCTGCGTCGAGGACTTCACCGACCGGTACACCAACATCGGGATCGCCGGCCTCTCCTACGAGATGTTCGCCCCGTCGACCACCAAGACGCCGTTCATCCTCAACTGCCACGTCTACTCGTGTGCCCTCATCTGGAACGAGATGCCCTACCGGCACCGCGGCCTCTACAACGCCGACACCGACCTCTGCCTCCAAGTCCTCTCCGGTGGCCTCTGCACCGTCGCGTTCAACGTGTTCCTCGTCGCCAAACGATGGACGATGCAAATGCCCGGAGGCAACACCGAAGCGCTCTACCAAGGCGACGGGCGACTCCACATGGCCCGCTCCCTCGAACGAGCCTGGCCCGGCGTCGTCACCACGAAACGCCGCTACCAACGCGCCCAACACGTCATCAAAGGCACCTGGCGCGGATTCGACACCCCACTGCAACGCCGAGCCGACATTGACTTCGACGCGCTCCCCACCATCGACGAGTACGGCCTCGAACTCGCACAGGTCCGCGACGAGATCCGCTCCCCCGTCGTACAACGCCTTTTTTCTGACTACCAGCGGGACGGCCAGTGAGAGGCGCCGGCGGCGGCCGACCCCGCAAACCGGAAGGCACGACACGGCATCGCAACGCCCCGACCCGCCACGACATCGTCGTCTACGCCGACGCCCGAGTTGTGGACGTGCCCGAGCCGCCCATCCCGTTGCAGGGCCTCCAACTGGCAGCGTGGAAGCATCTGTGGGCCGAGCCGGTAGCCACGCTCTGGTCGACGGCTGACGTCAGCGCGATCGCCAGGATGGTCGCCCTACAGACGTCAGCGCAGGTGTTCCAGGCACCGGGCCTATTGGCCGAGCTGCGCCAGCTCGAGGATCGCTTCCTGCTCAACCCGTACGCTCGGGCGCAGCAGCGCATCGTGATCGTCGATCCGCCCGACGAGCAGGTAGAGGCCGAGCCGGTGCGCTACGGCCACCTGCGAGCGATGCCCGGAGGTCAGACCGGATGACCGAGCACGAACAGCTACAGCCGACGGCCGCTGGGCAGACATTGAAGACGTGCGCGGCGTGCGGCCGGCGTGGCGTCTTCCTGTACGCAGCCCGGGCCGGTGACGGCGAGCGCGGTGGCCGGTACTTCATCTGGGAGGACCGGACCTACCGCTGTGCGCTGTGCGGCGACGAGTTCACGAACAGCACGCAAGTCGTTCCCTGATGGCGAAGCCGGTTGAGTTCGCCTCTCTCGGGTTCGACCTGCTGGAGTGGATGGCGAAGTACCTGCCGTCGCCGCGCGACGAGAACGAGCCGCTGATCCTCACCGATGAGCAGGCCCTCGTCCTCATCGAGTGGTACCGCCTCGACATCGACGGCCGGTTCGTCTACCGGCGCGGCCAGTCGCGCCGCTCGAAGGGGTGGGGTAAGAGCCCGGTCCAGGCGGCAGTGATGATCGCCGAGCTGGCCGGCGCGGTGGTGTTCGACGGCTGGCGGTCGGATGGGACGCCGCAGGGCCGTCCGTGGGGGACGGGTGGCCTACCGCCGGCACAGATCCAGGTGGCGGCCGTGTCCGAGGAGCAGACCGACAACACGTGGATGGCCGCCTACCACCTGCTGATGGCGAACGACGGCCAGCCGGCCGACGAGCTCGGCATCGACGCCGGCCTGACCCGCTTCTTTCTCCGGGATCGGCCCGGCGCGGCGCAGCCGGTCACCGCGAGCGCGGGGAGTCGGGAGGGTGCTCCGGACACGTTCGCCGTGCTCGACGAGACGCATCTGTGGACCCGCCAGAACCGGGGGACGATCCTGGCGGCGGTGCTGCGCCGCAACGTCGGCAAGCTGAACGGCCGGTCATGGGAGACGACCAACAGCTTCATCCCCGGCGAGGGCTCCGTCGCGGAGGGGACGTTCAAGGCCATCGAGCGGGGCGTGTCGGGGATCATGGTCGACGCCGTCGAGGCGCCTGAGCACATCAACGGGGTGGAGGTCACCGAGGCTTCTACGGATGCCGACCTGAAGGCTGCGCTGGCCGTCGCCTATGGCGAGTCGTGGTGGGTGGACTTGGATCGGCTCGTGCAGGAGATTCGCGACCCGGACACGAAGTGGTCGGATGCGGAGCGCTTCTACTTCAACTGGAACCGCAAGGGCGAGTCGAAGGCGGTCGACCCGAAACGGTGGCTGGCGCTGATCGAACCGGACCGGATCGTGCCGGCGGGGGCGCGTATCGGCGCCGGGTTCGACGGATCCATCTCTGAGGATGCCACGGCGCTGATCGGCTGCACGGAGGACGGCTATTCATGGCCGATCCGAGTGTGGGAACGACCCGATGGGGTAGCGGGGAAGGATTGGCGGGTGCCGCGCCTGGAGGTGCACGAGCAGGTGGCTGCGATGTTCGCCGCCTACGACGTGGGGGTGTTGTACTGCGACCCGCCGAAGTGGTGGACGGAGATCGAGCAGTGGCAGCAGCTCTACGGCGAGCGTGTGTTGGCGCTCGACACGAACGGCCAGCAGACCAAGTTCGCCCGGGCTGTGGACCGGTGGCTGGCCGGGATCAAGGAAGGCACCCACCGTCATGACGGGTCCGACGTGATGTACCGGCATGTCGTCGCGGCGCACGTGAAGAAGATCAGGCTGGCCGCGGATGAGGCGGATGGGCGGACGTTGTACGTGATCGTGAAGGGGTCGGACGGCCGCAAGATCGACGCCGCGGTGGGTGACGTGCTCGCCTATGAGGCGGCGATGTCGATGCCTCCAGCGAAGCGGAAGGTGGTCCCGTGGGCTGCCTATGACGAGGACGAGACGTGAGGGTGATGGCCTCGACCAGCCAAAACGCGAAAGCGCTGCTCACGATGCTTACGCGTTTGACGCGTAAGCAGTCTGACCTGGGGAAACGCGAAACGGGCCAGGAGCGATGATCGCCTTCCTGGTCGACCCGGTCGAGTTGACCGAGCAGTGCATCGCCATCCCCCAGGCGATCGACCCGCTGTTCACTCCCCGCCCCGTGCCGATGCATCGCTTCACCGCGGCCGATGACGACCCGGTCCCCTCGCCCTCGGTGCCCGTCACGGTGTGGCGGCTGTGGTCGCAGTGGGGTGACTCGGCCATCTACCTCAAGGACGGCGAACGATGACCGTGACCGACGCCGACGTCTACACGACCTTCCAGGCCGCCCCGGCGCGAGGCCGCCAGTTCGGTTGGTGGCTGGTGAGCAGCGACGTCCTCCACGAGTTCGCTGTCCGCCACAGCGGAGGATGGAGCCCTGCCGCCGCCGGCCCGGTGCAGCTCCTCGGCCGCCCGGTGCGCGTCGTAGATGGCCAGGACGTGTTCGAGTTCGTGCCCCGCTTCACTGCCCCGGCGCGCAAGCATCGGAAGATGCGTCTGCGATGAGCCGCGTCCAGGTCGTTTACCTCGGGTACGGTGCAGGGGTCGCGCTGATCGCGTTAGGAGTCGGCCTGTTGCTCTCACTGTGGGGATGGACTCTCGCGATCGTTGGGGCGAGTACCACCATCGGCGCGGGCCTCATCGTCTTCGCCCTTCTCATTCTTGACGTCGAACCCGAGCCTGAGCAGCAGCCGCAGCAGAGTTGACGTCCTTCGTCGGCGCCCGCCGCCGGGAAGCCCGCCGGTCGTTCGTGTGGCCGTTCCCCTCGTCGGGCATGGAGCAGTTCGGCTCCTACTTCGCTGTCGGGTCGGCGGGTGGGGTCGCTGCCCACGAGTCGCCGCCGTCCGGGTTCGCTGAGCTTGCCGCCGGGCCGCTCGCCTCGAACCCGGTCGTGTTCTCCTGCGAGCTGAAGCGGATGCAGGTGTTCGCCGAAGCCCGTTTCGTGTGGCGGGGCATGAACAAGGGCCGCCCCGGCACGCTGTTCGGCTCAACCGAGCTGGGCATCTTGGAGACGCCGTGGCCGCGCGGCGCGACCGTCGACCTGCTCGCCTACATGATCCTGTACGCCGACATTGGCGGCACGGCATTCGTGTACCGCGACTCGTCGAAGGTGGACACCCCGCAGGACCGGCTGCGGGTGCTGCGCCCCGACTACGTCACGATCGTCATGGGCACCGCGTCGGGACGTCCCGTCGAGTCAGCCGCCCAGCTCGACGCCGACATCATCGGGTTCATCTACAACCCGAACGACGGTCGCAGCGCGCCGGAGCCGATGCTCGCTGAGGAGGTGGCGATGTGGGTGCCGGGCCTCCCCGACCCGCTCGCCCGGTTCCGGGGGATGCCGTGGCTCACGCCGATCATCCGCGAGGCACAAGCCGACCAGGCGGCCAGTATGCACAAGCTGATGTTCTTCGAGAACGGCGCCACCCCACAGATGGTGATGTCGTTCGGGCCGGACATCACCGAGGACGAGTTCAAGGCGTTCGTCGCGAAGATGGACGCCAGCCACAAGGGTTGGCGCAACGCCTACCGCACTCTCTACGTCGGCGGCGGGGCGACACCGACCGTGGTGGGGAAGGACCTTTCGCAGCTCGACTTCTCCAACACGCAAGGCAAGGGCGAGACGCGCATCGCCGCCGCGTCGGGCATCCACCCGGTGCTGATCCCGCTGTCGGAGGGGATGCAAGGCTCGAGCCTGAACGCCGGGAACTACGAGTCGGCCCGCACGTCGACGGCGAACATGACGTTCCGTCCTCTCTGGCATGGTGCCTGTTCGGCGTTGCAGACCATCTGCCCGCCGCCCAACTCGGGGTCGCATCTGTGGATCGACGAGGAGTTCATCCCGTTCTTGCAGGAGGACTCGAAGAAGGCCGCCGAGAACGAGGCGATCAAAGCGACGACGATCACCGGGTACGTCAACGCCGGGTTCGAGTGGGAGTCGGCGGTCGCCGCGGTCGCCGCCCGCGACGTCGGTCTGCTCATCCACTCGGGGCTGACGTCGGTGCAGTTGCAGCCCCCGATGCCGGACGGCCCGCCGATCCCGGCGATGATGAAACCTCCGCCTGGCAAGCCTCCGCCCGAGCTGCCGGCGGCGGGCCGGTCGGAGTCGCCCCCTTTCCCCGGTGATGCTTCACGGTGGGAGCCGGGCCACGAGTTCTTCGGCAACCAGCACGTCTCCGTCTCGTTCGGCGCCAGCGGAGCAGACAAAATCCTGACCGATCCGGCGATGACGCCCTACGTCGACGGGACCGCCCAGGCAGAGCAGCCCACTGAGGCGAGCGGCATCATCTACCACGACAAGGCACTGGAGACGATCGCCCGTCTCCGAGGGTTCGACGGCAAGCCGACCGTGGTCAGCGAGTTCTCTGCCGACACGAAAGGCCCCGTGCTTTACCGGGGGGTGAGCGAGGAGAAGTACGCCAAGCAGTTCCGCACAGGCAAATACTTCGCGGGGACGGGCGTCAGTGGCAGCGGCACCTACACGACGACCGAGGCTGGTTACGCCGCAGGTCACGCCGCGAGCGACGGGAGCGGTGTCCTCACTATGAAGCTCAAGAGCGACGCCAACTACATCGTCCGCAAGGAGGCGGACAAGTTGCAGGCCCAGGCGTACAAGGCGGCTGTCAAGTCCGGTGACCCGAACCTGGCGACTCTGATGTCCGATCCGGGTCGCGTCGCGGCCATGCACGGATACGACGCCATCCGCCTAGACCGGGCAGGCGGCACGTCAGGCGACTACTACCTCGTCCTCAACCGGACGGCCGTCGAGGTGTTGAAGAAGTGACCCCGGAGCTGTCGCGCCGCTGCGGGTTGGCTCTGCACTCCCCGCCTGGGAACACGTTGACGCTCAACGAGCGGGTGGAGTTCGAGGACCGCAACGATGGCGCCGCCTCGCTGGCGGACCTGAGCCCGGCGGACCGCCAGTTAGTCGAGCAGGGCGAGAAGAATCGCCGATCCCCCGCTGGACGACCTGCTACCCCTACCATTCCGTCAACCACCAAGCCATCGACACCGATGGCCAAGGAGGCAAAGCAGTGACCGACATCGAGACTGATGTCGGCCAGGAAGACACGGCAGACGAGCCTGCCGCCCCGAGCGCCCGGTCGATGTTCGAGTACGTGCGAGCCTTCCCCGTCGAGGACATTCGCATCCTCACCCGATCCCAGGACGCCACCTACGGCGACGGCCGCACCGTCGAGGCGTTGACCGCGCCGTTCGACGTCGAGACACAGATCATGGACGGCCAGGGCCGCTACATCGAGACGATCGGCCGCACCGCGTTCGACCGCACCCTGGACCTGCTCCGCCCTCAGGGCCGCCGGTCCACGTGGAAGGTCGGCGTCTTCTACAACCACGGCATGAACATTCACGGCACCCCGTCAGACTTGGGGAGCCGCCCGATCGGGACGCCGCTGTCGATCCGCACCGACCCGGCCGGGCTGATCACCGTCACCCGCTACGCCGCCACGCCGCTCGGCGATGAGCTCCTGGAGCTGATCAACTCGGGGGCGATCACCGGCCACTCGTTCACCGGCCGGGTTATCCGTTCCGACCCGGAGCCTGGACGGCTCGGCTACAAGCCAGGCCCCGGCGGCAAGCTGATCACGGTACGCCGCCTCGAGTTGGGCCTGCGCGAGTACGGCCCCACCCCGTTCCCCGCTTACGACACGACCGCCGTCATGGGCGTCCGGTCGTACCAAGCCTCGCTGGACACTCCCGACACGGATGACTCGTCCAGTGACATCGGCACCTCCTCCGATGAGGAGCCCGCCCCCGGCGACCCGCCCGAAACAGGGCACTCGGACCGGTC